AAGAATGAGAGATACTTTGAAGAGAAAGCACCAAGGATGATCATGGGTCGGAATCCCAGATTTAATCTATTGTATGCGCAAATAATTGAACCTATAGAGAAAGCTTTCTTTAAACTGGAACAAGTTGCAAATGCATGTGATTACAAGAAATGTGGTGAAAAATTTTCAAAATTAGTTGGTCATTGGTTCTTCGAGAATGATATGTCGAAGTTTGAAGCGTCACAAAGGTTTGAGACGCTCAGATTAGAATATCTTATCTATGCTCTGGTCCTTCCAGAGCAGGCCGAACTGATCAAACAATTATTCGCAGTGAAGATGTACAAATTTGGCAAGACACAAAGCGGTATTGATTTCAAATTCAACTACTGCAGAGGGTCTGGCGATATGGACACATCTTTGGGAAATGGCATCTTGAATTATATCTCGACTGCTTATTTCCAGGCCATAAATTTCTGCCCTTTGGGGGCAAACTGCCATATAGAACATTGTGTAGAGGGTTGTTTTACTGGTAAGTTTGTTCTTAAAGGTGATGATTCATACGGAAGTATGCCTGTTGGTGCTGGTTACACTAACACATACAGATACTTTGGTTTCGATGCTAAATTGATTTTGCGGAAGAATTGGTGGGAGGTGGAATTTTGTAGTGGGCATTTTGTGCCCACTACCGATGGTGGTTTCTATTATGTGCAAAAGCTGCGCAAAATATTGACCAGCATTGAGACTTGCATAAACAAAGACATAAACGACAACGGTTGGGCGGCCCATTACTACACATCTTTGGGCCTGATGTATTCAATCCTGTATGCTGGTTTACCTATCTACGAAGACATAGGGAAATATCTCTGTGGATCGACTAGTCTAGGAATAAACAAAACTTTAGTTGAAGACCATAGCTATGGTACTACTGAGGCTTTTGATAATTTTACCGGCACAGCAAAATACACGGACAACGTTATGTTGGATATATCTATGGTTAATGACATGTCCCTTGCAGAGCTTGAATCCATCGCCTCTTTCTTCAGAACGCGGAGACCTGTGTACCCTGCTGATCAGTACAAAAGATGCAACAGGAAAAACAAACCCTTGAGTGTTGAGTTAGACAGTATTGAAAGTGAGTACGCCACTTACTGTCGTTCGGTAGACAATATGAACAAAATTCAACGAGCGAACCTCAAGTTGCTAGACAGCGGTGCCATGAAGGCATGGCTTAAACGATTACGCTGAGATCTAGCGCCTGCTCTGGGCTATAAGAGCAGTATAATACCATATCCTTCGTTGGGGGAAAG